AGTCATTGTAGTTACCGCAGGTGAAGTAACTTTTGGTTTATATCCCATAGTTTGAGCCAATGCAACTACATTCTTCCTTTCGGTAGCATGTGATAACATTGATTCTTTTAATTGTGTATCTTGATAAAAAGATAACATATCTCCGATGGCAGCTGCCTGTTCAATGAATACCATACCTGGAGAAGCTTCATTAAAATCGGAATATGTATTTGGAAAATATGTTTTAGTAAATTCAATAAGATTTTGCTTTAATGTTGTAAAATCTTTACCAACGAATGATATTGATTTTTTATCATTTCCCCAATTCTTATCTAAAGGTTTAAGTGCCATTGTTTTTAATTGTTATTTACAGTTATTTGTACCGATTCTCCTAAATTTGGATTTGATACTAATGAAAATTTTATATCTAAATTTATTCTATTATTATCAATATCATTATCATCATAATCAAATATAATTTCATCTATATTTAAATATGGTAACCAATTTGATACCGCATCTAATATTGTGTTTTCTATTTGATTTTCTATCAAATTAGAATCCATTTGTTCAAATAACACTCTCCAAATATCACAACCAAATGTGGGATTTAAATATCTTTCTCCTTTTTTGGTTAATATTAAGTTTTTTAAATTGTCTTTGGCTTGAGTTAGTGTTGTATAATTAACAGAAAATATTCCACCCTTATCGGAAGATTTATTTATTCCAATTCCAAGTATTTTGTAATCATTCTGTGTTAAATCCGTTATATTAACTTTACCTAACTCTATTGCCATTATTTAAATCTCTTTACTAATTCTGAATAATCTCTTGTTAATGCTTTCATAGTTGCATCTTGTAATGCATCACCGGTTGATTCCATTTGTTGAGGAATATTTTGTGGAACACCAGCTTCTCTATAATCCATTGTTTCCCAATCTCCTTCCATAGTTTGTTGAGGTTGTACCATATCCAATACACTTCCACCAGCACCTGCCATACCACCTTCAGCTCTATGTGCAGCAGTGAATGGTTGAGTCATGTTCAAAATCTCATTTATCATTGGGTCTTTTGAAAATTCTTTTTGTGGTCTTTGTGTTTGTTGAACCGGTTGTTGTCTTTTAACCTGTGTAGGAGTAACTTCTGTTATCTCTCTCAATGATGGAGTAGATGGTTTTTTTTGTGAGTTTAATGTAACTGCACCAGACTTAATTAGTTTAACAAGTTCTTCTTTTACTTGTAACTTAACTTCGTTTTTAACAACTTCTTTAATTAAAGTTAATAAAATTTCTGATTTCATAATAATTGTTTTGTATATGTTTAGTAATAAATATTTGATTTAATAATTTATCCCACAACTCTGTAACCTGTCCAATTTATAATTGCAGGGGCAGGTGGGGCAGGTGGTGGGTATTGTGCAATAACCGACATCGTTCCTCCAACTCCCATTAAATGAAATTTTGCAACATTTACAAACGGGTCTAATAATATATTGGTTGGATATGAAAATACTAATGTTGGAGGAACAAACCAAATATTTGGAATTTTTGGAATCTTATCTTTTATTAAATCATATGCCATTGCCAATAATTCTTCTTTTGTAGGTATCTTATCCTTTATCATTGCTTTTAATTCAGCCTTTGTTGGTATTTTTGGAATAGATAAACCTGATAGGTCAAAATCAGGAATCAATCCATCAATTATATCTCTAACGTATTTTTTAATTTCAGCTTTTGTTGGTTTTTTTGGTAAATTATTTGCAAGATTTACCGCAGTTTCAATTGCAGCATATATTGGAGCAAGTATTGTTTCTTCTATTGGTTTTATTATAGTTTCTTCGATTATCTTAACCGCTTCATCCAATAAAATGTCAGTTGCTTTTTTAATTATATCTTTTATTTTTGGTAATTCAGGAAATGGAAATTTTAAAGCTTTTTTTATTTGACTACCAATACTTGCTTTCTTCTTTTTAGCTTCTCTTAATTTTTCAATAACTTCTTTTGCTTGCTTTATTATTGGGTCGTTAAGTATAAGTGGATTGGATATTTCTTTTTTTAAAATTTTAATAACCGTATCGTAAACAGGTATTGCACCAATTTCTTTAATTTCTATTGTCAAAGATTTTATTTCATCTTCTAATTTTTTTAATGCTTCTTTTAAAACTTTGTGTATTGCAATCGAACTGGCTAATGAAATTGGATTCGGGCCGATGTTTTTGATTGTACCAGGTGCGGGTGGTGTACTTGGCCAACCCAATGGTTTTAATAGGGGATTTGGTATTGGTGCCATTTCTGCACCCAACCAATATGCATCAAATGCAGCGGGATATATTTCTGCTAATAAATTAAAATTTTCACCACCAGCTTCTCTTCCTTTTTTAAATGCATCTTTAATAACCTTTGCCATACCTGTTGCATTACCATTAATAACGGGTACACCATAAATCATATCACCCCCACGTTTTATACATTGGTCATATTGAGTAGATATAAAATCAGCCATTCCATCCGAATCCTTAGCGTATTCAAATGTTATCATTGATTTTAATACATTTAATTTATATATAGTCCAAGACATTTATTATTTTGTTAAATAATTTCTAGCCGAAAGAATTGTTTTTAATCTACCCTTAATTGAATTAAAAGCGGGTGAATTTACAGGACCCGTATCGGTTGGGCCACAACTTGTACCATATACTTGACCTGTGATTTCATCAATCAAATCTTCTAATATTTTAATTAATTCACCACCTAATACCATTTTTTGAACAGCATCTCCCGCTTCACTATTTTTTGTACCAATTGCACCTAACCAAATATTTCCAGTACCTTCGGTTTCCAGTATAATGTTTCTATTAGATTGTAACGTAACATTATTATTACTTTGAATGTGGGTGTCTCCAATAGAATCCACCGTAAATCTACCATCGGTTATAATACCTGTGTTTCCTTTACCAAAAATGATAAACTCATAAGCTTTTGCTGAAAGGATTATTCTATCCGAATTCACAAACAATTGGTCACCTTTTAATTTATCCGAAGATGGAAAATCTTTGAATGCTACTTTTTGTTTCTTTGTAGTTTCTTTAAATGGAATCTTTGTTTTGTTAGATGTTATATATATTGAAGTCCCATCTTTATTAATGTCCTCATCTACTAATGTACCTATTGGTTTTGAATCCAATTCTGCATTTTGTTTATTTCTAATGAATATTCCGGGTGATGATGATTTATCATCTTCAGTTAAAAATAATTCACTAAAACGAATTGTATTACCAACTCTACCACTTATTATAGTGTCACCATTTTTTGGATTTAAAAATTTTACTTTTTCATTTACATTATATCCACCACTTATTTCTTTCTTTTTGGTCGTTGTCGCAGCGTATCCACCACCGGTATCTTTTGTATTAGTCAGTGACTTTGAATCTGCGGCCGGCTCTAATGAACTATCTATTTCTTCGGAACCCACTTTTAAAGAAGATTTTTCTCTATAATTTGAATATGGAGTTGATGAGTATGGTAAATAAAATGTTTCACCTTCTATTTTTAAAATCGTAATAGTTTCTCCCTTTATTGGGAATGTAAAATTATTTTTATCAAAAGGAAATGCAATATCTTCTTCCACAATTGCATCTTGGTATGCATATGTTATTGCACCATATAATCTACCATCTTCTTTGGTAAAATTGGTATTATCATTATAAACGGAAATATTACCCTTAACCCTCTCATAAAACGGGGTATTTGTTGGATATACTTTTACAACTCTAGCTAAAAATGTTTCCATTATAGTTTTGTTTTAATTTCTTCAATTTCAATTTCTAAATCGCCCATTCTTTCTTTAGACTTTTCTTCTACTGCGTTGATAGTATCTTCCATATCTTGTAGTAATTGTGTCTTTTCATGTTCACTTAACCAACCATCTTCACCAATACCCTTAGCTTCAGCAGCTGCAAGTCTTTGTCCTATTGTTGCAAGTTTAATTAAGTGGTCATCGTTCTTAACCGATACTTCAATTAAATCTTTTATAATTGGTGCAATTACAGTTGCTTCTCCTACATTACGAATAAGTTTTCTTAACGATTCAATCAATTCGGAAATGTTTTTCTTTTTGTTTTGTTGATTGTCGTATATATCTTTAAATAATGATGATAAATTTTTACCATCAAATAATTGAAATTCTGATGCCATATTAAATTATGTTGTTCTTTACTATATAATTATTAAATTCTACACTTATTAGATTGTACCCTAGTATGTTGGGATGTTGTGCAGGATTTTTTGATATCATTTTTATATCTTCAAAACAATCTAATTTGGTTTCTTGTAAAAAATCTCTCATTGTTTTTTTACGATATTCCCAATAATATTTTGTTTTAATCATACCACCAATATCATCTTTTTCATTTGGGTCTACCACCATCATATCAAATGCATCTGCCATAACATACTTTATATCATAAAATTCAAATAGCTTTTGTAAAAATATAATATAGTTTTGATTAACTATATTATAATAATTTTGATTAAAAAGATTATCTAAAAAAAATGACTTATACTCTCTTAAAAAAGAATCGTAAGTTTCATTATTACTTTTGTAAGAATTAATAAATTTTTCTGGTAAATTAACCAAATGTTTAACAGACCAACTAACCCATTGTTGTCTTGGTAAAAATGCTGCATAATCTCTCAAAGATGAACTCCATAATACGATAACTAAGTCACCTTTTTTTATTCTATTATTTGTAACATCGTCTATAATCGAATTAAATATTACAGAATTAGGATTACCACTTTTACCATTATTTATCCATTGTAAATTTAATTTATCTGCAAGTAATTTAACCCAAGAATTTTGATTTCTATAAATTATTAATTCTTGATTTTTAAGAGTAGATTCTATTTCTAAATCACAACCTTCACCTTCTGTCCAAGAGTCACCATATGCATGAAGTATCATTACTTACTAATTAAAAATTTACCCAATACTAAATAATCCATATCACAATTATGAAATGTCCACATTGCTTTTTGTGGGTCATTTGTCATTGTGTGGTCTTTTAAGTTAAATGATGTATTCAATAGAATGGGTGTTCCTGTTAGTTTTTCGAACTCCTTTAATAAGTCATAGTAAAGTGGGTTATCCTCTCTTTTAAGTGTCTGTATCCTTGCAGAATTGTCAACATGGGTTACTGACGGAATGTTTACTCCTTTTTTAACTTTGACAACCTGATTCATATAAGGAACATCTTCTTCTGATAGGAAATACTTTTGATAATCTTCAATTGTAACCGATGGAGCAAATGGCCTAAACATTTCTCTTTTTTTGACAACCTTATTAATTCTATCTCTAATGTCGGACAAATGTGGATTACCTAAAATAGAACGATTACCTAATGCTCTTGCACCAAATTCAGTTCTACCTTGAAACCATCCTATAATATTACCATCATTTATTAACCTTGCAACTTCTTTACATAATACTTCATCAGTATCAAACATTACAACCTTTTTTCTATGATTTTGTAATATAATTTTAAGTAATTCAGCATTGTTCCATTCTTCACCCAAATACGGAGATTGATTATCCCCACCTTTTACTTTGGGATTACCAAACGTTTGATGATAATGATATAAACATGCACCAATTGCAGAACCACTATCTGATGGAGCAAATGGAATGAATACATTTTTAATTGCTGTAAAATGTTTAATTTTACCATTGGCAGTTCCGTTATATGCACATCCACCACCCAATACTAAATTCTCACATTCCCAACTATTTGTAATTCTATTGATGATAAAATATAATGCACTTTCATACCATTGTTGTAATGATGCAGCTAAGTCTTTGTGGTGTTGTTCTATTGGTTCATCTTTGAAACGTGGAGGAAATCCAATTAAATCAATAAGTTTTTGATTAAACATATCGTTATCCGATGTATGCCATGTAAAGTAAGACATGTCCATCTTTACGATGTCGATTTCACCACCGGTAGTAACAACTTTATCAAATATGTTATTATATTTTTGATTATCCCCATATGGAGCAAGTCCCATCACTTTATACTCACCTTCGTTTGGTTTAAATCCTAAATAAGCAGTAAATGCTGAATATATTAATCCTAATGAATGTGGAAAGTGTAGGGTTTGTATCTTATGAAATCCTTTCTCATCACACATCGCTGCATATATAGTATGTGATTCACCAACTCCATCAATTGAGAGGCCTATTGCTTTATCAAATGGTGATGTGTAGTAAGATAGTGCTAAATGTGAATGGTGGTGTAGTGAATATAAAATTTCTCCATCATATCCAATTGATTTTAATATTCCTTTTAAATTACCTTCCGATTGATTCCATCTTTTTAAAAATTGTCTCCATTTCATTGGATATCTTAAACCACCCCACTTACCAATCGTTTCTCTAACTCTTTCGAATTTATCGTTTGGATTTTCATACCAACAAACCATATCAATTTCATGAATTGTTATTTTTGCGTATTCCAAACACCATTGGATTGCTTTAAACGGAAAAGAACTATCATGCTTTTCGCCGGATAGTTTTTCTTCTTCAATTGCACATATAACTTTACCATCTATAACTAAAGCTGCTGCTGAATCATGGTAAAATGCTGATAGACCTAATTGTATCATATTTAAATTTTTATATCACCTTCTCTGTCAAATTCATTATAAAGTGCCATTTGTTTTTCTTTCATCTTATTGACAACTTTGGTAATATAATGAGTAGGGTGACCTGTCATTTCTCTAATAAGTAGATATAGTGATTTTTTATTAAAATTTTCTATGTAATTTGCTCTTCTAAATAATTCTAATACCGAATCTGCAATTTGCATATCCCTTTTCTTTGGGAAATGGTTTTCTAAATGTTTATCCCAATATTCTAACATTCTAATATTAAATGTTCTATGTTCGTCATTTCGTTCCTCCTCTCTAAAATTATTTTCAGTATCAAATGATTCTGGCAATCCGGACATTACATCTGTATCTTTATATCTTTTATAGTTTGCATTATTATTAAGAATTAAATAGTTTCTTGCAACAATAGTAAAATAACTAAATGCTTT